ACTCATGTTGACCTCCTACAGTCTCTTGTTTCTGATATTGCTCACCATATCCTAGTTCGTAAGCCTCTGATTGACCCTCTAAGGCAGGGTAGCCAAGAATGCAGTCATACTCACCGCGATCATAGTCGTTTAACTCATTGATATTCATATTGCCTCCTACAGCATTTATTTTTGAAGTTGTAAAAAATAACGTCTACGATCATGTATTACAGATTGACTAATGCCATACTGAAAAGCTATCTCAACAATTTTTGATAAAGTTAATTTTCTTTGGTTCATTAAATCAAATACAACCGCATAAGTTTCCCACTTGCTAAAATTGTTAAATGCGTTGTGTGCTTTACATTCTGATTTTGTCATTTTTATTGCCCTTGTTTTATTGATTGAGATTACATCTTAGTCTATCTAATCTTAAATGTAAACCTTTTTGTTAATTAATAAGCCAAAAAAAACCCCGCACTAGGCAGGGCTTGTGTTTTATATGGTACTAGTAAGACCAAATCGCAGGGGGAAAACCTTCCTCCTCTGTGCAAACATCCAGATGAATGAATCTACCACCACCTTTCTGCTGTACACCTATTCTTTTTATACCGTGCTTTTGTGCCACTCTAATGATTTCTAAGGCGTTTTCTCCGTTAGCTAATATATCTACCGCCTTTCCGTAGGTATGCGCTCCTAGATGCTCTTTACGCGCTTCTATGGGGTGTTGGGGCGATCTGTAAGCACTAGACAGGGGAAAGCTAAAACCACACTCATGGCGTATCTTATTTAGCAAGGCTAAGAAGTCAGGGTCAAAACCTTGTTCTCCTGTTTCTTTGCACTTTAGTTCTTTAGGTTTAAAGTAATTTAACTGTTCTTTTTTTTGTGATTTTTTTGTAGTCATTTTTAATCCTCTTATTTATCTCTCTGTACGCCCTTAGCCTTCTCTACAGTTCTCATTGCGCCAAGCCCTAGCATACCTAAAAGAACAGGCATCATTTCAGATAGAGCGATTAGGGGTATTGTGATTTCAGATTTAGACAATGCCAGTAAGAAATTAGCCATAGGGATTAAGATGAAGTTACCTGCCATTCCCATCGCACAAATCCAACCGACTGCAGGTCGCCAACCTGCGACAAACATATTCTTATGTGCCGCCTCTACCTTGTTGACTTCTAGCTGTCCTTTAGCAAGCTCCTGAGCATGACGCTCTGCCATTGTAGCAATCTGGTGAGCCAAAACATTACTCTGGTCTTTATCTTCTATAAACTTATCAAGAAGACCTGCTATTGGATTGATGAGGCTACGCAGTATAGTCATTTTGATTTTCTATTAACTATCTCTTGTACTGTTTTAGATTCGTAAATCCTGATGCCCAACCAGATAATAGTAAATATACTAGCGATAGGTGGCAACCAAGCGGCCAAAGAAAGTATGCCTGTTGATGCGGCAATTACGTCAAGTGTGTCTTTCGATTGTTCGTCAAGCATAGTAAGTTCCTTTTATTTCTCTGACATCGCTTGTGTTGTTTGATAACGAAAAAAGATACCACCCATACCGAATAGAATACTGGCTAACATAATAGTTTCAGCAGATAGGTTAAGCTGTAGGACGTAGACCTGTAGAGCCGCCAAGGTGACACCAAACACTTGCCATCTGTTACTACGACTACGCCAGAACTGCTTCAGCCTATCCATCTTACTCTCCTAATTCGGGACGAGTGTCTGGGAAATCATTAATGTATTCTCCCTCATCATTAAGGGTCGGCCATTGCCTGAGTGCTTCCCTATACGCTATGTAATCATCACGTTGTGGATGGTCGGTCACAGGCAAAATGTAATCGGTAGCGGCTAGTTCTTGGTCACGCCATCTACGTGCTTTCTGCTCTGGTGTCATTAAATCTTCTAATATTACTAAAGCCATTATTTTACCCTCACATAGTTTTGACCTAACCAAGCACCTGCATTTGCATTTGGTATCCCAACCGCAGGTTTGTACTCAACAACACTGTCAAGACTCGACCCCGTTACAAAGAATGACGCACCTTCTGACACGATACCTTTTGGAGACGGTGTTGAAGCAGTGGTGAAAGCAATACCTTGATACACACCTGACGCGTTATATTTGTAGACTTTTTGGTAAGCATCTATTACATAAAAATAGGTTCCATCCCAAGTAATATCTTCTGGCGCACTAGTCTGGGAGGCTACTGAAAAATTCACAAACTGATAAGTACCAGAAGGATTGTATTTGTATACTGTTTTGGTTGTTTTACCAAGCACCCAAAAGTTAGTGTCGTCCGTTGTTATACCTACAGGATCACCAGTTTGGCTTCCTATGTATATACTTGAGTTTTGATAAACGCCAGAGGAACTGCTGTATTTATAGGCAGCCGCTCCTAGCAATACCCACAAATAGTTACCATCTCGCATAATACCGTCTGGGTTACTGCCTTGAGATGTCAGAAGGGCATGCCATTGAAAAACGCCAGATGAGTTGTATTTATATATCCTGTCATTTTGATGACCAACAACATAAAAGTTAGTGCCATCCGTTGTTATACCAGTAGGCGAGTTATCTTGACTTACAACAGAAAAGTTTAAACCTGCGGCTTGCTGAGATACAAAGGCATCAGGGTAATTGCTTACAGTGGTTTCAAAAACCCCACCCTTTAAGTAAACGCGTCCATCGTCTAAAGTAACAGTGTTAGCACTATCATTTAAGTTTACAACCTCGTTTACTTGTGAGGCACTTCCACCGCCACCGCCTAATTTAATAGCCATCTATAACTCCCTCCATCCGATAGTTGAGTTCACGTAAACTAGCGATGCGCCTGCGTCCGTAGCCAGTTCACCATTGTCTGCCGTTGAATTAATGTTTGAACCATTGCGAGCAACAGTAACTGTTCCTGCTCCAGAGTTCTCAATAAATACTATGTTCCCTGCGCTTGGACTTGCAGGTAATGTAATGGTTACTGCACTACCAGAGTTCACAATGATTTGGTCTCGTGTCACTGCTGTATAGTTTGCAGTTTTTATCACGAAATCGTTGAACGCACCACCAACACCTGTGCCTAGTTTTACGGCTGTGATAGTTCCATCTTTTATAACAGAACCAGTTACCTGAGTTACTGACATTCTATTCTCCTAAGGTTGGCTTAGTGTCTGGGAAGTTTTGATTGGACGGCCAGTCTCTTAAGTCTTGGCGATAAACTAGAATGTTTGCTCTATTAGGCCAGTCAGGTATCTTGGCCGCTTCATCAGTGGACGCTAGTTCTGAGTCTCTCCACTGTCGAGCAGTCTCTTCTGCTGTAGGCTCTGGGGGTGTAGGTGCAACCCACTCCTCATAGTGTTCAAAGTTAGCTTCAACAAACTCTGCGTCTGCAACGATGGTATTTGTGATGTTACCGTCAGCATCTTTAATATTATATTTCATTTAATTCTCCTTACGGTATGTACTGAATAACAACACAGCCTTCACCACCACGGCCTGAATGATATTTATCAGAGGAATTCGCGTTACAGAACCCACCTCCACCGCCTATAGATGCGTGTCCTGCTATGGAAGCATATACAGAAGTCGTGGTCGTTCCTCCTGCCCCTGCTAACGGCCCTGCTTCAGATTCTCCTACTCCTCTAGCGTTTGTTGAAAGTGTCATATAGACACCTTTACCACCACTACTTCCAGATATTTGACCTAAAGTAGAGGAATAAAAATCACCTAATATGTCACATCGACCACCAAAAGAAGTTCCAGAACTAGTAGGTACATCACCACCATCAATTCCTGTTCCTGACAAGCCAATAGCACCACCGCCTATCCCATATCCACCACGCCCCCCGTTAGAGTTAAAATCACCATTTGAGCCAACCCCACCTGTAGTATAGGCAGTAGATGAACTTGCGTAAGGGCCACCTGCACCACCAGTAGCCGTTAGTGTAGAACTTAGTCCTGTACCTGCAACAGTTGTAGTGCCTCCTGCGTTTCCTGCACCTGCGTCTCCAATTTTAGACGCGCCACCTGCGCCAATAACAACAGTAAATGAGCCAGAAGTTGTGACAGCTAAAGAGTTCTTTCTGCAATAGCCACCTGCCGCACCACTTTGAACGTAGGTTGCTCCAAAACTTGCACTACCACTACCACCTGCTCCAATAACATGAATCATTATGTTGCCGTCTTGAGGTGGAATCCATGTTTGAGACTTGTGTAAAAAGATTGTGGGGAATGAACCACCACCACCAGAACTTATATAATCTGAAAAATTACTCACGACATTACCCACCCTTGAACTGCGTCCGCATATATGAATTGTATGGAGAGATAAGCGGCATCCATTGTGAAGTCAGAAGCACTGCTCATTATTTTTGATCCGTTTCTAGCTACCACTGTGTTAGTAAAGTTGCCCACCGTTACCAAGACTCTTTGCCCTATGGTTGGTGAAGCAGGAAGCGTAATAGTTCTACCTGCCGCGCTTACATAAACGTGAGTATTAACCGTAGCCGTAACAGATGCGGAGGTAACTACCGTCGTTATGCCTACCGATATGGGAACTGAAGCTATCTTGGCCGCTGTTACAGCATCGTCAGCTATCTTAGCCGTAGTGACATTCGCATCAGCTATCTTGAGCGTAGTGACTGCGTTATTAACAATCTTAGCTGTAGTGACTGTGTTGTCAGCAGGAGTGCCAATATTAGTAACTGCAATAGCCGCAACCATGATTTCTATTGCTGTTCCGCTTGCAGGAGCAGTAGAAAAAGTTACAACAGCAGGGTCTGCGTTTGAAACTGTATAGTTTGATTTGGACTGATAAACACCATCTAAGTAAACAAGAGTATTGTTTTCAACAGCCGCGCCTGACAATGTAAATGTAACGTCACTACCATCACCAGTAAACTGATTTAGTAGTAGGTCAGACGCACCGCCACCGATTTCTCCCCACTCTGTTGTATACCCTTCAAACTTCCCTTCAGTAGAGTTGTACCTAAACATACCTGCTGAGGGTGAAGATTCGCGCTGTGCAGTAGTTCCTGCTGATACTTTTACAGAGCCAGTGTTGTTTAACACTAGCGCACCTGTCATCGTTCCACCAGATTTAGGTAGCAATGTGCTTATGTCCTGCGGAGTAAAGGTAAACACCCCAGAAGAATAAGTAAGAGAATTACTACCAGAACTTGCTGTGGTTACGCTTAAATCAGCAACCTGCAGTTTATCAGTATTAAGATT